TCCATACTCATTAAATAACTTTGGATCAGAATCATCTAAAATAATTTTTTTAACTCTAGCTGTAGTTATAAAATTGGGGGAAGTAGAACTGTTTAATTCTTTATAAGAATCAACATTAGAATAAGTTTCATTTACTCCTCTTAAACCAAATTTAAAATCCCTAGCCATTACTCTCCTTTAAATTTATCTAACTCAGCTAGTAATTGTGCTTTCTCTTCTTCAGAAATACCGAATCCACCATCTGAATTAGATGAATTGTTGTTAACAATACGTTGAACTATAGTAGCCATTTTGATTAATTGTTCATCATTTTTAACACTTATTTCTAAGTACTCCTTAATTAAGGGAACAATTAAAGTAGCATCACCTATTTCTTGAACAAGAGGTTTTAATTCAGCTATTAAAGCATTTATTTGTTTGTCTTTCTTTTGTTGGTTATCATAAATCTCTTTTAATATATCAGAGAATTTTTTATTACCAAATATTATATTATCTAAACCTTCCATAATATTTATTTTCTATAAATATGGACATTAGAAATTTGTATATCCGTTTTCTAGATAAAAGAAATAATGTTGTTTAAATATATCATATAATCGATCGGCTATCTTAGTGATTTTAGGGGTTTTAGCGTCAATAATTTCACGAATGTATATATACAATGCCTTTTTATTAAAAATATCTATACTCTCACGCTTACGGAATAACTCTAAAATAGCATCAGCTATTTGTGAATCTACTTTTTTAGGAAATAACTCATTAATATTATCTGTACAATAAATTATATACTGATCTATGAAATAGATTAACTTATCATTCTCAGATCCTTCATCTATTCTATATGAGAATGACTCATTGGATTCAATTTCACTAACAGGTGCTTTTTCAACTCGTTTTTTATAATTTTTATTATTACTATTTATCAAATAACGTTTAGCAATTGTTCCAAAATATGAATATGCTTTAGCACCTTTACTTGGGTCAAATAAATGTAATTTAGTTAATAAAAATGTAATTACCTCATGTTGTAAATCTTCAATATTATCTACTTCTGTATAATAAAATTTAAAGGTATGAATAATATTTTCTGTTAATTTAAAAAATGGATAATGAATACGAGTTCTATATAATATATCTCGTTCTGTTTGATCCAATGTATGGTTATATAATACTATAGCATCTTCTGTATCTTGGGTAAAATATTGAGTGTTCTTTTTTTCTTTCACCTCGGTCATAAATTTTTTACTTTAAATTGGTTTAATGTATCTTGAATTTGTTTAATTTCTTTAAAGAAAAAACCTACTTCATCATCTGATTCAAATGAACCTTTATGATCTACTTCTTTTAATTTTTTATCTGAGAATTCAATTATGTCTGAGATTTTATTAAGATATGATAGATAAGAGGCTAAGATTGTAGCTTGATTATTTATAACATCTTCTTGTTTTTCAAGTTTTCTAAGAAGATTAAAGGTCGTGTATCCTAAGATCACGACCATTAAACCTAATATTACTGTTAATATTATCATAAGTTATCTAATAAATTCATTAGGCCTTCACTTTTAACTGAACCTAATGCTTTAGTTTTAATTGTTGGCTTCTTTTCAGTTACTTTAAAGTTATCAACTTTCTTTTTAACTTCACCTTTTAATTTTGGGTTCCATTCACGTTCAAATTCAATACGAGCAGCCATTAAGTCAGCCTGATGAATAATATAAATTAATGAAGTACGAGGTTTAGTTTCTGGTGACCAAGACATTAAATAAGGCTTATTAGCATCATCATATAAACCATCATGTAATTTAATTGCTAACCACTCATTTTTAGATACTGAGATATTGTTAGAAAGTAATAAATGTAAACTACGATCTGGTACTGACATGAATTCTAAACGATCGTTAAACTTATAGTCTTCGCCTAGTTTATCTCGTCTCCATTGATCATCCTGAGGGATATATGCTTCGTGATTTTCATCACCCATTTTACCTAGGTCATGATTTAAAGCTGCAAATACTAATTCTTCTTTAGTATAAGTAGAAGCATCTACTCCCATTTCTACCCAAACATCATTTAATTTAAGAGCGCAATCAACTACTCGTAGTATATGATCTACATAACCACCTGGAAAAGCATTATGATATTCTTTTTTATGAGCCGCTGGCATTAACATAAGACGTTCTGAATAGTTAGAGTAGAAATCAAGTAACTGTGAACGACGTGGTTCACTGATATATGCTTTAATAGTTTCTTCTAAATCTATCCAGTTTTGTTGGATTTGTTCTGCTGTTAGCTTCATATTAGTCATTATAAGCTTGAGGTTCGTTTTCAACAAATGAACGAGTTTGATCTACTACTTCTCTCAGTATATCTAAAAGTTTAGTGTATTCTTCAATCGGTTGTTGAGATTTAACAATAAAGTTTAATTGATTTGTTATACCATCAATTTTATCTAATTGATGTAATACATTGTTTCTGTTTTTCATAATTTATTATTTAAGTAGTATTATCCGTAACCCTGTGGCTACATCTGTTACCTTGTTACATTTTATTTCTAATTACGTTTTAAATTGCTTTAAAACCCGTAATCATATAATATGACTAAGAGATGTGTAGGCCAAGCTATTTTTAAGAGAGGTTTACAATGTCTGATATCTTTTTTAAAAACGCACATTTTTCGTACTCTTCTATACCTTCATAATAATGAAGACACATAATTAATGCTTTAATAAAGTTATCATCAGCATATGCTTTTATGATATCTACGTGAAAATCTTGGGTTAAATCAATTTTCTCAATATGATTATATGCTCGCCAATAAACCATATGAATACCGGTTTTTTCCAGTTTATCTACATCTAAATCAGCTTCAGTACTACGCATAAAATTAAATAGTTGAGTACTAAATGTTTCATAATTTAGGATTAATTTTTTAAATAGACCCATATAAATATAAGGATGTTCCGCTAACTGTTCATTGATAATCACAGGTTCATTCTCAGGTTCTTCAGAATCAAATAATTTAAAGAATTTTTTTAAATCCATGTATATAAATATATATGAAAAAAAGAGAGCGGCAAGCCGCTCTCAAAAGTAAGTTCTTTATGGTTAATTTATCCTTTAATTAATTGTTTAGTATCAGTTAATCCTGATGCTACTTTATCAAAACGTGAGTCTGTATATGATTTACTTTGATCTAATTGATCTTTAAATCTAATATCTAACTTATGTTTTAACTCATTTATATGACTATTAATATGACGTTCCATGTTATCCATTCTACGATCTAAATCTTCACGAAGACGATAGAGGTTATCGTGTATCTGGCGTTCGTTATTTATGATCCATTCTTCGTGTTGTTTAATTGTTTTTAACAATTTGCTAATCTTAACTATACCCCAAACAATTGTTACCATTGTAATAGCTCCAATAATCGAGAGCATACCTAAAACAAAATACATTGTTTCCATATTATTTTCTCCTTATAATTTTTATTTCAAAGAACTTACTTTTGTGCGCCCTCCTGGGATCGAACCAAGCACCTACTGATTATGAGTCAGTTGCTCTAACCTAATGAGCTAAGAGCGCTATTTGTACTCAGAGAAGGACTTGCACCTTCATGTCATTACTGACTCGAAACCTTAGCGTCTACTATCGGATTACCGCGGTAACCTCGCTTCCGCCATCTGAGCATATTAGGAAAGTAGAAGATGGGTGCGTGGGCATCTACTTTTACAATTGGCTTTACTAACCGATTACACCCGCCCTTCCTACAGTTAAAGGATGTATTTGTTCCCAATTAACCTATTAATCTTTTAAACTTTCATATTTCAAACAAGACATATAATAGTTAACTAAATGTTCTTTAGTCACTTCATGTCTTTGATTTGATGGTGAATGTAATACACTCCACATCTCATTTAAAGCTTTCTCGTTTAAGTTTGTTATTTTTAACTCGTTAGTTAAAACTATTTTTAATTCATCTATATGTTTTAATATCATATTTAATTAATTATATCTAAATATAATATTATTTCCTTATAAAGCCAAACCATTTGTTGAAAAAAAAGAAGCCGGGATAACCCGGCTATCTTTACCTAATTACATATTAGGCTTGTTCCTCAGAGGACTCTGATTTTTTACGTGGAGAAGAAAACTTATCCAATGTATCAGCGCCCATACCAATAGCTGTTATGATTAAAACAGCGTCAACTAAATTATCAGCTGGAGCAAAATCCGAGTGAGAAAATGAGTTGATAGTCATTGTTACGCTTAAAAATAAAGCACCAAGCAAGGCAATTACTGGTTTAACAGAAGTTGAACCACGTTCATCCTTAAATAAGTCAATAACCCATTGTTTGAAATTCATCATAAGTGTGTGTTTTAATTGGTTTGTTATAAATATAGAAAGAGCCGACTAATGTCGGCTCAATCTTCATCTATCTGGGCGGCGTGTTAGTTTACAGCTACATACTCATTTGCTAGTTCATACAACTTAGCATTCAATTCAATATCCTGGCGGAAATTCTTGATTTTACGAGCTTTTCTCATTTTAGTACCTGCCTGGTAATTGAACATTCCGTGTACTAATTTTTCTTGAACCACATTAAAAATACTCCACAAATCATTACCACTATCTTCAGTTCGAGTTGGTTCAATCAAGTCTCTCAAATTGATAGTAATATTTTGTGCTTGTTCTTCACCAAAACGTACTTCCAAAGCTTTCTTAGCAAACTCAAGTGCTTTTTCTTCATTTAATTGAGTCTGTTTAAATTTATTCATTGACTCAACTGTTAGTGGAAGTGACTCAACCATACTAGTAATTACTTCTTGTAGTTTAGCAAAATCGTATCCGTAG